ATGGAGTTGCAACAAAGTCTTTTTACAGATGAGGAACTCGGAGGCATTCCGTTGGAGGATGTCTTCGAGGCGTATTTCGAGTGCCGTAAAAAGAAACGCAATACCTGCAATGCCCTTGCCTTCGAGAGCGATTACGAACGCAGGTGTGTGGAACTGTAGCGGGAAATCAATGCCGGCACATACCGCCCTTCGCGTTCCATCGCTTTCATTATCAACAAACCCGTGAAACGGGAGATTTTCGCCGCCGACTTCCGCGACCGTGTTGTACACCACCTCATAGCCCACAGGCTCGTTCCGCTTTTGGAAGAGAAGTTCATCGATGACAGTTACAGTACCCGCAAGGGAAAGGGTACGCTCTACGGCATAGAACGGGTGGAAGAACATATCCGGCTCTGCTCCGAGAACTACATGCGGGATTGCTATATCCTGAAAATAGACATCCGTTCGTTCTTCATGAAAATATCGAAGAGGCGGCTGTATGACCTGACCGAAGAACTCTTGCACGAACGCTACGGGGGAAACGACCTGGCGATACTGCTCTATCTGCTCCGTGAGACGATATTCAACCGTCCGGAAAAGAACTGCATCCGCAAGACGCCTCCCCAAAGCTGGCGCGGATTGCCCAAAGACAAGAGCCTGTTCCATTCCGACGGCTCGTGCGGACTGCCTATCGGCAACCTGACAAGCCAGTTGCTCGCCCTTAACTTCCTGGACGGACTGGACCATCTCATCAGCGAAGAATGGGGCGTGAAGCACTACGGCAGGTATGTGGACGACATGGTGCTTGTCCATCCCTCGAAAGAGCACCTGATAGAGGTGAAAGCGAAAATTGCCGGCTGGCTCTCCGAACACGGGCTGTCGCTGCACCCGCGCAAGATCTATCTGCAACATTACACGAAAGGTGTCCTGTTTATCGGAGGGATGATACTTCCGGGGCGGAAATACCTGAGCAACCGCACAGTCGGCTTCTGCTACGATGCCATCGACCGCCTGAACCGCTTGGCGGCAGGCTCGCCCGATTACGTGAAAACCCACGGGGAGGAGTTTGTCAGTACGATAAACTCCTATTTGGGAATGATGCGGCATTTTTCCTCCTACAACCTGCGGTGCAAGGTCATGAGCCGTATCGGTAAGGAATGGTGGCAGGTCATCTATTTTGCCGGACACTTGGAGAAAGTCGTGTTGAAAAAACGGTACAGACAGATTGAATGCAAAAAAGAGGAGATTTGTAATGAAATCAAAGAACTGAGGAGGACTGTATGACAGAACGCGAATTGATACAACAACAGCAGGAACTCGGCGACAGCCGTTTCCTCGTGACCCGGTCGGGCAAGTTTTTCTCCGCCTACGGTTGCGGGGCTTTCGCCTTGGCACGCGCCACAGGCTACCGTGTCATGCACCGGCAGCGTAAAGGCGGAAATTTTGTGCTGACCACAGGATTCCCGGAAAGCCATGTAGGGAAAGTGATGGAACAGATAATAGCCGCCGGAGGGAAAATCGACCGGCAGGACGACGGTTCTTTCGTCTTTTCCGGCATAGACGGCAGCGAAGCGGAGGCGTTGGTCTCCATCCCCGAAAAAACGGAGGGCGGGCAAGACCGCAAGGGCAGCAAAAGTTCGTATGACAACAGCCTGCAGGCTATGATACTCTCGTTCGACCTCTCTCGCTCCACCCCTATGGATGCCATGAACTTTATAGACCTGCTGCAAAAGAGGATTTACGATACAGATGTTTAATATGACCTTGTTATATATGAACAGAAACATACCCCTGCAAGCTAAAATCCTCTTCGGCTATATGATGTTAATGGCGGTCATCATCAGCATGGCCGCTATTCTTTTCCATGAACACGCACGCCTTCGGAAAATCGAGGCCGACACCTACGAAATCAGACAGGCACGCCGTGACATATCCGAGATACACCGCAACATCACGGTACTCGCCTCATTGGGCGAGAGCGTCATCGCTTGGGAGGATGAGGACTACCATGCCTACCAAACGAGACGGCTGAGGGTGGACAGCCTGCTGCAAATGCTGCAAACGAACCATAGCTACATATTCGGTCTGTCGCAGATAGATACCCTGCAACAGTTGTTGGCGGACAAGGAGACACACCTGCACCAAATCATGCAGGTGTTCCACCAGCAGGACAAAGCCGACAGCCTGCTGGTGAACCATCTGCCAGAAGCTGCAAGGCAAGCGACACAGACCCGTACCGTCGTGCAGAAGAAGAAAGGCATAGCCGGATGGTTCGGCGGCAAGGAAACGGTGCAAGTGCCCGCCTCGTCCGACAAGCTCCGCTCGCTGAACGAACAGCTTATCGCCCTGCAAGCGGAGCGGATACGCAACATGGAGAATTACACCGACAGCCTGCGCATCCGCAACAGGGAACTGAACCGCAAACTGTTCGCCCTGCTCGGTAACATCAGCGACCATGCACAAGCCGCCTTCCGGGACAGGGAAGAGCAGATAGCCCAAGCGCACCAACGCTCCACCTCCATCATCACCGGGCTGATCATCGCCGCCATCCTCCTGCTGGTGTTCTCGTACCTGATTATCCAGAAACATCTGAAACGGGATTCGCTGCTCAGGAAAAAGATGGAGGGTGTCATTGACCGGAATAATGAACTGCTGGAAACGCGTAAAAACGTCATACTTACTATCTCGCATGACATACGCGGCCCCCTGAACATCATTTACGGATATGTCGAACTGGCAAAAGATACCCGGGACAGGAAACGCAGGAATCACCATTTGGAAAATATCGAAACGGAGTGCAAACATATCCTGCACCTGCTGAACAATCTGCTGGACGTGTACCGCCTGAACGAGTCCAAGGAAACCTGCAACAATGTACCGTTCAACCTTAATGATCTGTTGGAACGTATTGTGACCGGATTTTCACATATTGCCAATAATAAGGGAATCATATTCCACCATGATTCCCAAAATACGGATGTCGTACTGTGCGGTGACATGGATCGTATCTCTCAAATTATAGACAATCTACTGACGAATGCTGTGAAGTTTACAAACGCCGGTATGATACAGTTCAATGTCCGATATGAAAATGGAATGCTTTATATAGAAATAAAGGATACGGGAATCGGTATGGATCAAGACACCGTTTCGCGTATCTTCCGTCCGTTTGAACGCCTGTCGTCTGAGGCGAATGCCGAAGGTTTCGGGTTGGGCTTGCCCATCACAAAAGGATTGGTCAAACTTTTAGGAGGCAGCATTGATGTGGAAAGTAAAATCGGGCATGGCAGCACATTTCGTGTATCCCTGCCGTTAGCGGTTTCCAATGAGAAAATCAATAGTGAAGCGTCGGCAGTTCCGCAAGACCGTCTGCCATTGCCACAGCGCGTACTTGTTATAGACAATGACACATTACAACTGGAAATAGCCAAGGAAATGCTTGAACGCAACGGAGTATCGTGTACCACCTGTTCCAATGCCAAAGAACTGGTCAATGAGATGCGCAGGCAGGATTACGACTTGCTGCTAAGCGACATACAGATGCCGGAAACCAACGGTTTTGAAATTCTGGCATTGCTTCGCAAATCCAGCATCGGAAATTCACACACAATTCCGATAGTAGCCATGACTGCACGAGGAGAAGGAGAAAAAGAGGCATTCATAAAGGGCGGATTCACGGACTCCATCCACAAGCCGTTTTCCATGAGAGAACTGTTGGATATGGTCTCTTCTGTGGTGTCACGCGATGTGGAAGAGTCACATACACCGGATTTTGCCACGTTCACGGCAGATGTGCTTGATAAAAGAGAACTGCTAAGAACTTTCATTATCCAGTCCGAACAAAATATGGCAGACTTGCAATCGGCAATAAAGACAGGGGACATTGAAAAGCTCCATGACATAGCCCACGAGATAAAGCCCTCGTTGGAGTTGTTACGGGCCGATGCTCCACTGGTAAAACTCCGCACCACGTTAAACGATTCTGCATGCGATATGAATACCGTCAATGAACAGGTGAAGCTGCTGATAGGACACATCTCCGGACTTATAACAGAAGCTGAAAAGGAAATAAAGAAAATGAGCGATGAAACAGAAGGTACTGATAGTTGAAGACAATATAAGTTTGTCACAACGCCAGAAAGACTGGCTTGAACAGGCGGGGTACGATGTAATGACCGCCATGCGTGAACCGGCCGCACGTGCATTGATACGCAAGCATCGGTTCGACTTCATATTGTCCGATGTGCGCTTGCCTGAAGGTGACGGAATATCGCTTTTAGAGTGGCTCACAAAAGAGAAGAAAGACATTCCATTCATAGTGACAACGGAATACGGGTCTATACCGGATGCGGTACGCGCCATCAAGTTGGGGGCAAAAGACTATCTGCCCAAGCCGGTACACCGGGAACACCTGCTTGAACTGGCGGAAGAGATATTCCGTCCGCTCGCGACTGTCCGCACGAAACCGAAAGACCTGTTCAGACGTACCTGCCCTAAAATACTTGAGGTGGAGAGATACGCGAGGATAGTAGCCCCGTCGGATATGTCGGTGCTGATACTCGGTGCCAACGGGACTTTAACCTGTGATTTTATAAAATATCAGAAACTTGCAACTATCTACTAATAAACAGCTTATTACAGATTGTTATATCGTAAAATATCACTAAAAATCTTTTGCTATCTCAATAATTGGGTGTATATTTGGGTGCTAATTTAAATACACCCGAATATGAACATCAAGAGAAACATCATCTTTTCTTTGGAAAGCCGGAAGAAGAACGGCGTACCAATCGTGGAGAATGTGCCTATCCGTATGCGCGTGATATTTGCCTGCCAGCGCATCGAGTTTACAACGGGCTACCGCATTGACGCAGCCAAATGGGATACAGACAAGCAGCGTGTAAAGCCGGGATGTACCAACAAGCTGAAACAAAGCGCATCCGAAATCAACACCGACCTGCTGCGCTACTACACGGAAATACAGAACATCTTCAAGGAGTTCGAGGTTCAGGGAACCATGCCGACCACCGCACAAGTGAAGGAGGCTTTCAACAACCTGCACAGCGAAAAGAGGGAAGAGGGACAGCAGAAACCTCTGACGTTCGCACCTATGGAAGTCTTCGGGGAGTTCATCAAGGAGTGCGGCACACAGAACGGCTGGTCTGACGCCACCTATGAAAAATTTGCCGCAGTAAGGAAACATCTTGAAAAGTTCGACAAGGAACTGACTTTCGAGGCACTGGACGAACCCAAGCTGACAAGCTACGTGAATTTCCTCAAGGATGTGGAAGGCTTGCGCAACACGTCCATCATGAAGCAGATAGCCTATCTGAAATGGTTTCTCCGCTGGTGTACCAAGAAAGGCTACTGCATGAACAACGCCTACGAAAGCTTTAACCCAAGACTGAAAAGCGCCCAAAAGAAAGTCATATTCCTTACATGGGAAGAGCTGAACAAATTGAAAAACTACAAGATCCCCCCTACCAAGCAGTATCTTGAACGGGTAAGGGACGTCTTTCTGTTCTGCTGTTTCACGGGCTTCCGCTATTCGGACGTTCACAACCTGAAGAAAAGCGACATCAGGGACGAGCGTATAGAAATCACCACCGTAAAGACAGCCGACCATCTTGTCATCGAACTGAACAACCACAGCAAGGCGATACTTGACAAATACAAGGATGTGGAGTTCGAAGGACATCAGGCACTCCCGGTCATCAGCAACCAAAAGATGAACAACTACCTGAAGGAGCTGGGAGAGCTTGCGGAAATCAACGAGCCGGTAAGCGAGACCTACTATAAGGGCAGCGAGCGTATAGACACCGTCACACCCAAATACGCCCTGCTGGGCACCCATGCCGGAAGACGGACATTCATCTGTAACGCTTTGGCATTGGGTATTCCCGCACAAGTGGTGATGAAATGGACGGGACACAGCGACTACAAGGCGATGAAGCCCTACATAGACATTGCCGATGACGTGAAGGCAAACGCCATGAGCAAATTCAACCAACTGTAACCGCAATAATATCATGGAAGAAAGAATAACATCAATGATACCCCGTTACGGGAAACTCAACAAGATATATACCGAAATAATGTCCGGCGGCAGCTTTTCATTTGAGAAGCAGCAATTCATTTCCGATTTCTACGAACAGTACGGGGACACGCAGACCTTCGAGACGGCACTTATCAGCCTCATGCTTGAAATGGACGCTGCGCACTTTTCCATATTGCTGAACAGCCTGAAACGGGAGATTGAGAGCAATATATCGATTTACAACACCTGCAAGGAATTTTTTGACCGCCTTGATACCGAATATGTCTGCCGACAGCATGAAAGCCGTTTTGACTGGGGTATTGACAGACAAATGCAAATCACAAACGGATATTACCGGGAACTTATGGAAGCCAACGGCTCCTTGGAGGCGGTAGGTTTCAGGGAGCACGACCATCAGGAAGAGGAACTTTTGGAACGAAGGTACGAACGATGCAAACGGGAATACGACAAGGAGAAAGCCAAGCTGGATGCGCTCTATGAGCAGAAGAAGCAGGCAAGACGGGAAGCCCTGCAATGCCTGAAAAACCGTTGCGGGGATATATGCAGGCTGGGCGGCTCGCTACTGGCAACCCTTGAAAAATACCTGACCGACCCAAAGAAAAAAGAGGGAGAAGAAAAGGAAGCCGCAGCATCCGGCAGCGCATCGGCAAGCCGCCCCGCCTATTTCCCCATGAAACTCTTGTCAGCCGTTTACGAAAAATGCAACGGCAAGCAGTTCGAAACCGTTTCTGAACTGGACTTCTACGCCGGCATGAACCTGCAACCGTGCGAAAGCAGACTGAAAATAAAACCGAGGGAGAAGGCGCGCGTATGCCATCTCATTTTCCTTATGAGTGAAACACTGCCCAAGCCGGACAGGGAGAAATGGAAAGAGGAGGTCATAAAGCTGCTGGGAATAGACGATGCATACTACAAGTCAAAATACAAAGAACCCGTTTCCGATTTCCCCAGTGACAGCAATCAGGAGTTTGCAAAGGAAATGCGGTCTATATTCCGATAGACGGTGATACGCCACGACATTCCACGAAACAACCACTTTTACCACTCAAAATAATTTCCACCACTTTTTATTACTTCCTGATATTTAGCAAGATAGCGTGATACCCAAATCACGCTATCCACATCCTTACCACCCGTACCCGGAACTAACTTTGCGCTGTTCGAACGAGGTAAGAAGCCCGTGCGCAGGGCTTGCAGTGTAAAATTAAACTCATCAAGAAAATGGAAGTGAAAGAACTTTTGTCAAAACCCGTATGGCAGATGACGGGTGAGGAATTCATATTCCTGAACCGCCACGCCTTGCAGAAAAGGGAAGTGAAGACAGCACAACCCGCAGCCGATACGGAGAAGAAATACGTGTACGGGATAGGCGGCATAGCCCGGCTTTTCGGGTGCAGCATACCCACCGCAAACCGCATCAAGAAAAGCGGAAAGATAGACAGAGCCATCACGCAGATAGGACGCAAAATCATCGTCGATGCGGACATGGCACTGGAACTGGCGGGACACAAAAGCGGGGGACGCGGATAAGGAGGCACGGCTATGGAGTACAGAGAAAGAAAAGAGGTCACGCCCGAAGAGGCGGTGATACTATGGCAAGCCTCACGGCTCGACCTTTCGGATGACTATGAGAAGGCACCCGAAATACTGAAGGTGCAGGGCTCCGTCATCGGCACGCTGGGGAATTTCAGCGCCTCAATCGGAAAAGCCAAGAGCAAGAAGACGTTCAATGTCTCCGCAATCGTGGCGGCTGCACTGAAAAACGGCACAGTGCTGAAATATACCGCAGAACTGCCCGAAGACAAGCGGAAAATACTTTATGTGGACACCGAGCAAAGCACCTACCACTGCGCAAAGGTGGCAAAGCGGATATTGCGCATGGCGGGACTGCCCGCAGACAGGAACCATGAAGACCTTGAATTCCTCGTCCTAAGGAAGTACACGCCCGAAGAGCGCATAGCAATCGTAAGGGAGGCAATCTACCGCACCGGGAATGTAGGGCTGGTAATCATTGACGGGATACGGGACATGGTGTACGACATCAACAACTCCGCAGAGTCCACAACGGTAATCTCCTACCTGATGACATGGACGGGGGAAAGGAATATCCACATCCACACCATACTGCATCAGAACAAGGGGGACGAGAACGCAAGGGGGCACATCGGAACCGAATTGAGCAACAAGGCGGAAACCGTGCTGCAAGTGGAGAAGGACAGCAGGAACCCCGACATAAGCACGGTCAAAACCGCACACATCAGGGCTATGGACTTCGAGCCGTTCGCATTCCGTATCAACGGGGAGGCATTACCCGAACTGCTGGACGGCTACCAGTTCGGGGAGAAAGAGCCGGGCAAAGGGAGGAGGAAATTCGACCCCTACATGGACGTCACCGAGCAGCAGCACCGCATCGCACTGGAAGCCGCATTCACGCTCAAAGACGAATACGGCTACAAGGAACTTGCGGGAGTATTGAGGGAAACCTACGCCTCTGTCAAGGTCATGCTTGGCGGGAACAGGGTGACAGACCTCATCACCCTATTGAAGAACAAACGGATGATAGTGCAGGAGAACGGCAGGAAATACACCTTCAACCCCGATTTCCACTATTAGCGGTATCGCATGGGAACCACTTTACTTTAATCCCGTACCATATATATACGGAAGTAAAGTAAAGTGGATATAGCCCGTAATATATAGAAAGGTACGGGCGAAAACAAAAAAAGACATTCGTACTACCTACAAGAAAAACAGCACGGGCATGACAGCACAGAAACCGCTTTACTTTAGTCAGGGTGCATATATATAATGAAGTAAAGTAAAGCGGATGCAGCCCGTAACATGCAAAAGGCGCGGGCGAAAACAAAAAACAATACCCACTTAACACTTAAACGGAAACCCACATGAATACGAATGAAGCGAAGCGGATACGCATAGAGGAATATCTGCACAGTCTCGGCTACAGCCCGGTAAGGCGGCAGGGCGGCAGCCTATGGTACAAGTCGCCGTTCAGGGACGAGCAAGAACCGTCCTTCAAGGTGAACACCGAACGCAACCTATGGTACGACTTTGGCGCAGGCAGGGGCGGCAATATCATCGCACTGGCGCAGGAACTCTACGCATCCGACAGCCTGCCCTACATCTTGGAAAGGATAGCGGAGCAGGCGCCCAGTGTGTGCCCGGTCTCCTTCTCTTTTGGCGGGCAACCCTTCTCCAAACCGAGCTTCCAGCAGTTGGAGGCGGTGCCGCTCTCTTCCCCAGCCCTATTCTCCTATCTGCGGCAGAGGGGGATAAATACGGAACTGGCAAAAAGAGAATGTTGCGAGGTGTGCTATCTGACCGACGGCAAACCATACTTTGCCGTCGGTTTTCCCAACCGTTCGGGAGGCTATGAGATACGCAACAAGTTCTTCAAGGGATGCATCGCTCCGAAGGACATCACCCACATACGGCAGGGGGAGCCGAAGGAAGCCTGCTATCTCTTCGAGGGCTTCATGGACTACCTCTCATTCCTCACCCTGCGGCTGGAAAGGTGTCCCGACCACCCCGAACTTGACGGGCAGGACTACATCGTGCTGAACTCGACTGCCAACCTCTCCAAAGCCATGCGACCATTGGGCGGTTATGAGCGTATCCACTGTTTCCTTGACAACGACAAGGCGGGAATGGAAGCCGTTCAGGAACTGCGGGAGGAATACGGTCTGCGCATACGGGACGCATCGCACATATACGAAGGCTACAACGACCTGAACGACTTTCTGCGAGGTAAACAAAACGGACAATCCGAACAGAGGCGGGAGAAGCCGGAACCGGAGAAAACACAACGGCAGACAGAGCGACCAAAGAAGAGAGGGATAAGGATGTAACCGCACATGAGCCGGACGACTTTTGAAAAAAGTCATAGCTCATTAGGGCTTTTTCTTCACGCAATGCACGCATCGCTAAAAAAGCCCCAATGAGCAAAAGGGACGTTGCCCCTTTTGAAACCCCATGAGCCATGCGGCATGAGGGCAAAGCAGAGGGAAATATAAACTTAAAAAAAGATTTTACAGTTATGGGATATGCAGTTTTGCATTTGGAAAAGGCAAAGGGTACGGACGGCAGAATGTCCGCACACATAGAACGCACCGTCCATCCTAAGAATGCGGACAGAACACGAACGCACCTGAACCGGGAACTGGTGCAGTTTCCCGAAGGGGTGGAGAACCGCACGCAGGCGATAGCACACCGGATAAAGACGGCGGGTATCAAACGCAAGATAGGTACCAACCAGGTAAGGGCAATCCGGGTGCTGCTCACCGGAACCAATGAGGACATGAAACAGATGGAGGCAGACGGGCGGCTTGACGGCTGGTGTAATGACAACCTGCAATGGCTCCGTGAAACATACGGGGAGCAGAACCTCGTATCGGCAGTCCTGCACATGGACGAGAAGACACCGCACATCCATGCCACCATCATACCGATAGTGACGGGAGAACGCAGGAAAGCCAGAAAGGAAGAACAGAACGGGAAAAAGAAATACAAGAAGAAAAGCCCGCAGAATGTGCGGCTGTGCGTTGATGACGTGATGGCAAGGCACAAGCTGAAACACTATCAGGACACCTATGCCCAAGCCATGAACAAGTACGGCTTGCAGAGGGGCGTGGACGGCTCACTGGCAAGGCACGTTCCCACCTCACAATACTACAAGGAACTGGTGGAGTAGCAGGACAGCCTGCAGGAGAACATCGAAAACCTGCTGCAACTGGAAAAGGAAGCGCAGAAGAAACTGAAGCAGGTCAAAGGGGAAATCAACGTGCAGAAGATGAAAGGGGCGGCAGTGAACGCAACCACAGCCATAGCGGACGGGGTAAGTTCTCTTTTGGGCGGCAGCAAGGTCAAGAGGCTGGAAACGGAAAATGAAAACTTGAAACGGGACATTGTGGATCTGCAAAAGCAAATACAAGCCGAACAGAGGGAGCAGACAAAAATGGAGAACCGCCACAACAGCGAGATAAACAAGATAAACCGGAGCTATCAACAGAAAATCACGGAATACGACAATCGGCTGGGACTGATAGACACCTATTTCCCTATCGTAAAGGAACTGCTTCCCATAGCCGAACAATGCCGGGAAGTGGGGTTCACGGAAGAACTGACAAGGCGAATCGTCAGCTTGCAGCCCGTAGAGTTCAAAGGCAGGCTCTATTCAAAGGAGCACAAGGAGAAGTTCAGGACGGAGCACTCGACGGCAACCGTGGAAAGGAACCCGCAGGAGAAAGGGAAATTCCGGCTGTGCATTGACGGTATGCCCATACTCGAATGGTTTAAAATGAAGTTTCAGGAACTCATAGAAAAACTGGGTGTAACCCACACCCAAGAAGAAAATACCCCCAAAAGAGGATTGAGGCTATAAAACGCAAGAAACGAAAAAATAAGGTTCTATCCAATAGAACTTATTTGATTATTTGATTATTTTTCATATTTTTGCATCAGATTGAACAGTGGTTCTTTCCGATGACATATTAGAAAAGGAAGAAGCGTTATGCTAATCTCTTGCGAATGAAAACCTGAGAAACTTTCAAACGTGTACAAGGATGGCATAGTGGTTCTCACGCTATAGCGTGGGCTGCTATTATTACATCTGTACACAAAGGTTTTCTCAGGACCTTCATTCAAAGATGTAGGCATTGCAGTTCCACGCTTTTTTGATAATTAAAGGTCTTTAGGGAACTGAAAAGACATTGTTTACGATTATGAAGAGAAATCTTTTTTTATTTGACACTTTAAAAATAGGTGTTTTTTTATTATCTTTCTGTATGTTAAACTTGACATCTTGCGGTGATGATGAGACTATTCAACAAGAACAAGAAAAAGAAAAAAATGAGGAAAACGAATTAGAAAACAATTTATCTGAAAAGGCTCAAAAATTCGTAGGTTGTTGGTACGCAAGAGTTTCCGCTTATGATCATTATTTCACTTTTTTCCCTAATGGAAAAGCAATAAGGGATTCCCAATCAAAAGGAGTATGGACTTTTAATGAAGACAGTGATATATTAGCTACAACAATAGAAAATTGGCAGTTTAAAATTACGTTATCTACAAATGAAGCATGGGCAGGACATACGCTTAACACTGGGCGTACGGTAAATGCTTCAAAGCGAGGAGATGATTTGTTTGTTAGAGATTATTTGCTTATAACAAATTGGAAAAACGAGGAAGGTAACTATTCCCCTCTTAAATTAAATAGCTCTCAGAATATTACTTATTCAAATATAATCCTAAAGGATAAGGAAATCACAATGGATTTCAAACTAAGTTATATAAAAAATTCCCTACGGCTAACAACGAATGGTAATATAATAATTAGTAATATCTACGAAGAGTCCCCCAAAATGACTATAAACTCTTCCATTATAGATTCGACATACCCATTCATGAAAGGGGAATATATAGGTTATTTTTATTAGAGACGTGCAAGCTTAATAAAAACGCATTGAAACTACAGAAGAAGATAATTAGGTTGGAACGGATAAGTATCTATTTTCCAAGCGTAAGAAAACTTCTATCAATAGTAAAATGAAGTGCCCCCGAAAAGTTAGATACGAAGCTTTTTTAGGGGTACTTCGAACAATGCAATAAGAGATTATTATTAAAAGAAATAATTTTACAACAAAGCTAATTTACATTAATGTTAAACAATAGGGTGTTTGTTCGCATTTTCAAATGTAGATTTGAGCTCTCAACTCCACCAATATTTTCCCAAAGAAAACAAGCAAACTGGGAAGTTCACACTCACAAGTCGTGAACTATTCTATACTTGTTGTTGGAAGGAATACTTGGTAGTAAATTAAAGTAAAAATAAAATACAAGTAATTATACCCCTTCTTAAGTTATGCAAGTTTATATGAGACTTAAATTTTTAACAACAATTTGCTTCTTTGCCATAATTTCCACATACATATATGCATATTCCGGGGCAACAGCCACATTTTCCAATATATGGATAGAACACAATGTAATGAGAGGAGATAGAAAATGTTTAGCGATTCACGTTTCTGTTATTGTTAAAGGAATGAAAGGAGAAACTGTAAAATTAGTTGCATATGTTGAATCCCCTAAAGGAAAAGGACATCGTGATACCAATGGTTCTTATTGTACAAATAAAGGAACTGTATGTGCATCAAAAAAAGGAAATTGCATTTATGAAAGCTCTCAATGGTCAGATTTCGTAATACATTTGCCCAATAATGAAGTTCATCCCAAATCTGGTAAAAACGAATATTATGTCCGAGTACTTGCTTGGCGCGGTTCTGACTGTATTGGTCAAAGTTCCTATACTACATTTTCTATGAGAGGTAATAATAATTCACAAAATCACAACAATGATGATTTATCAGATTTAGCAAACCACTTAAAGATACCTGGAGCAGAAGATAATGACAACGATAGCTATTATAATTGTGAAGTTTGCAAAGGAAGTGGAATTCAAACATGTCTCGTTTGTAATGGTACAGGAGGAAGTGTACAATGGCGTTGTATGACTTCACCTCCATATAGTTCATATCATGTATTTGTAGTTTGCGCTGCGTGTAGTGGGAACAAGCAGGTGAAATGTACATTTTGCTATGGCAAAGGAAAGCTAAAGAGGCCATCTAATAATTCAAATGGTTACAATGGAAGATACCCCAATAATTTATACAATAACGGCAATTCAAATAATTCGTCTTTAACATGCCGAATTTGTGGAGGTTCAGGAGTTTGTACAAGCTGTGGAGGAAGAGGGGGGGAATGGAAAGATACTGGCTACTATACAGGTTCAGGAAATAAAAGTTGGATAAATTGCCCATCATGCAGAGGCAATAAACAATGTTTTAATTGTCGTGGAACCGGAAAACAATATTAAATAATTATAATAGCAAAACCTTAGATGGTATCTCATAATAAATGCTTATGGCAAAAGACATATTCTTTGCCATAAGCATTCATTATGAATATGACTATAAAGTCAATTCAAGATCTTAAACGAATCACACCCAAATGTGCATATTAGGGTGCATATTTGGGTGTGATTCGTTTAAGATCTTGATAATCAGTATTTATTGCGGTGCGTACGGTACCGGCAAGGAGTCCGTGGCACAGGGCATTCACGCGAACAGCGGACGTGACGGCAAGTTTGTAGCGGTCAATTGCGGAGCGTTGCCACGCGAACTTGCGGCATCCCTCCTGTTCGGACACGAGAAAGGCGCCTTCACCGGTGCGGATACGGCAAAGAACGGATATTTCGACATGGCAAAAGGCGGTACGCTCTTCCTGGATGAAATCGGCACGATGCCTATTGACATACAGTCCATGCTCCTTAGAGTGTTGCAGGAGAATACCTATACCCCTATCGGCAGCGACAGGGAGCGGATGGCAGACGTGCGGATTGTGGCGGCAACGAATGAAAATCTGGAACGGGCCATCAAGGAAGGACGATTCCGGGAAGACCTGTACCACCGTCTGGCAGAGATGGAAATCAGGATGCCATCTTTGGCCGAGTGTGCTGATGACATTTTGCCTTTGGCGGAATTTTTCCGTGAACGGTTTTCCAAAGAACTTAAGAAAGAGACAAAAGGCTTTTCAAAAGATGCCATATACCGACTTCGTTCTTATCGTTGGCCGGGCAATGTCAGGGAATTGCAGAACCGGATCAAACGGGCGGTGTTGCTTACGGAAACCCCTGTATTGGAGTTGCCGGACTTGAACGCAGACAGTCAGACTGATATTCGGATTACGGAGAAAACTCCGGACATATTGCCTTTGAAAGACGAAAACAGCGAGAGGGAAGCCATTGCAAATGCCCTTCAAGCGTGCAACGGGCATCGTGAACAGACCGCACGATTGTTGAATGTAAACTCTTCAACACTGTACCGGAAGATGAAGAAATACGGGATAAGATAATCCCCGATATTCTATCTATTTCCGGCAACAGTGTTGACACAGAATATATTGAAATGATTTTTCAATCCGACTGAAATTTTGTAAATTTGCAAAAGATTTGGCAGGGTATAGCCTTGCCGGTCTGAAACATAGAAGAAAACCGGTGGAGGGAAAACCCCTCTGCTGATTATATAACATAAGAGCGCAAGCTTCTCGGACAGAAATCTGGTAAATTGACGTTAAAGGAGAATGATTGCGTAATGCTTATGCTATGCTCTGTCATAGCGTGGTGTTGCGTGTTCTCCTTTAGGCTTTACCAGAGCCTCTGTCTGAGTGCGTGGCTACCACGCTTCTTTTTTTAGACGGACAGGTATGGCAAGAATACAAATCATAACGGCAGTGACATTGGACGGTTATCTTCCCGACCCGAATGAAGAGTTGTTGCAATGGGTGAAGACGGACAGCCAAGGTTTCCCGTTCTGGCACGAGAGGAGTACCTTCACGCTGTTTCCCGGCTATCCCATGCTGGACTTGATTTGTGAAAAGGACGAGAAACCGGACTCCTTTACCTTTACCTCAGAAATATCCGACCCAAAGAGCCTTGACTTGCTACACGGGCTTTCCATCTACCACCTCATTGACGAAATCATCATCTACATTCTTCCTCTGACAACAGGCAACGGTACGGACTGCCTGCATCGACTTCCGGTCAATCGTTGGAAACTTTACAGGACAGTTGCTTTCAAAAACGGGATTGTCCGTCTCATTTATCGCAAATCCTCGCGATAGTCCATTGCATCCTGCAAGGAAATCTTGCAATTTGCAAGATTCGCCATTTATTCATTTTTACAGCCTCAGATTTTTATTTCACTGATATACAATGTTATATCAGTTCCTCTTGGTGTCTATCGGTGTCATTGGTACGCTGTTGGCCTTATAATATGATATAACCTGTTGCGCAACAAGGTGTAAGCAAACGATAAGTTACACTTAAAACAGATTACTCATGTTACAGATAAACAGCGAGATGTTCGCCCAAATCATGGAACGGTTCGACAGGATAGAGCGGGCATTGGAGCGTATGAACAAGCTGAAGGAATGCCTGGACGGCGACACGCTCTTGGACAACTACGACCTGTGCCGGCTGCTCGGCATCACCAAACGCACGCTGGCGCGTTACCGCCAGAAGAAGCTCGTGACCTATTACATGATTGACGGGAGAACCTACTACAAGGCATCCGAAGTGGAGGCGTTCCTCAACCAAAAGGGCAAGTCATTGCCGGCGAGGTTCAGACATCAGCCAAATGTTTAATTAAAATGAAGCAAGGATTATGGAAATAATATGTGTTGACAAACAGACTTTTGAAGAATTGCGTGTCCGGTTCTGTGATTTTGAGGAACGGATGACGCGGGTATGCCGTCCGGCCGAGGACCTCGGCTTGAAAAACTGGCTGGATAATCAGGAGGTGTGCGATGTGCTTCGCATCAACAAGAAGACACTACAAGTATATCGCAACAAAGGGATATTGCCTTTCAGCCGTATCAAGAACAAGCTGTTCTACAAGCCTGAAGACGTACAGAGATTGTTGGATTTGAATTATCACCCTTTAATAAAAAGCAGATTATGAGCTATCATTTCTTGGACGACAAAGACCCTCGGATCGACGTGATGTTTCAAGGGCTGGAAAAAATGGAGAAGATGCTCTCCGTGATTGAGAAGATGCCGAAATCCCTCTTTAACGGTGAGCGCTTCCTCACTGACGAGGAACTCTCCAAAGTCCTGCGGGTAAGCAGGCGCACATTGCAGGAGTACCGGACATTCGGGGTGGTTCCTTATTACATGGTGCAGGGCAAGACTCTGTATAAGGAATCGGATATTCTGAAGATACTGGAGGATTCCTACAAGCGTTGCCGGGAAGAACAACGATGGGTATAGCATCGTTCACTAAAAGAGACGGAGAAATGATTTCCTTTTTACAAAGGGCATTTCTCCGTTTTTATTTTATGCCATTTCAGACTTTCTTCCCCGTTTTTTCTTGACGATGAAATCTTCTTCGCAAAGCTGTATCTGTTTTCCGAAACCTGTGGACTTTAGCCGTTTCATATCCTCGTCCACTTTGGTGTCCGTTACTTGGGCATACAGCTGGGTGGTGGAAATGGAGTTGTGTCCCATCATGCGGCTGACCGTCTCTATCGGCACACCGAGCGAGAGGGTGATGTGGGTCCCGAAATTATGCCTGGCCTGATGGTAGGTCAAATCAAAGCCATATACCTGTCCCAGCTCTCGTGTCAATGTTATAAAATATCCACGATTGTAAACATTGAATACCTTGTCCCCGGTTCTTTGGCTACGATATTTCTCGATGATTTGAAGGGGAATATCCAACAGGCGGACAGACGAAAGCGTATCCGTCTTTTGCCTGTGGATGTGAATCCACCATGTGCCGTCCTCAGCCTGCGTGACATCATTGACCGACAGTTTTTTCAAGTCCGCATACGCCAATCCGGTAAATGTCGAGAAAATGAACATATCCCTTACGAATTGCAGTTGAGGCTTCTCCACCGGGGTGGTCATCAGTGTCTTCAAGTCCTCCAATTTCATGTGCCGGCTTTTTCTTTTTGGCAGTTCGGGATGCAGGCGGCAGTAAGGGTCACGGCGCAATGTCCCCTGGCTGACCGCCCGCATTGTCAGCTTCTTCAGGCGGTACAGGTGTTCATGTACGGTCTTGGGTTTTTGGTTGCGGTTCGTGCGCAGGAACAACTCGAAGTCGTCATAAAACGCACGGTCAAGGCTTCTCAATGTCACGTCCTCCACGCCTTTCTTCTCCTGAACAAAAGCGGAAAGGTGCTTGTAGGAACGCTTGTAGGAGTCGTATGTTTCCTGTATGCGGTCTATCCCGATACGCTTCTTGAACTCCTCGTTATGCTCCCTGAACAAGGCAAGCAGGGTAAGTGGTTTCTGCCCGATGCCTTTGACTGCATTCTTGACAAGTTCCGCTGTAATGAACCCCAGACTGTTCTTTATCCTGTCGTAATGTCCGGTTATCTCGTCTGTCAGGTCATCTATGGCGCGGTTCACCGTAACTGCATTTTCACTCCGTCCGTCGGCGCGTCCTTTGTCGGGATTCCAAATAGAGGGATTGACGGATACTTTGGTTCCTATCTGTGCCCATTCGGCATCGATGCTTACCTTGCACAATAACTGGCACATTCCGTCCTTGCGGACTTTCGTGCGGTTTATATAGAACAATACGGCAAATGTACTACGCCGCTTGATATTCTGGTTTTCTATATTCTTTTCCATGTTCTTGTTTTTTTAAGAGGTAATCAAATCACGACGGAAAAACGTTCCGATATTTTCCGGTTCAAAGTCCTTGTGTCGGAATCAATCTTGTCATCGGTCACTTTCGCGTAAATACGTGTGGTTTCAATCCGGCTATGTCCGAGCATTTTGCTGACGGTTTCAAGAGGAACCCCATGCGAAAGGGTGATTTCCGTGGCGTAGGTGTGCCTGGCCACGTGAAATACCAGCGGACGGTTGATGTTACAAATCCGGGCAATCTCTTTCAGGTAGAGATTCATGTTGGAATTACAATACATCGGTAGCAGCCTGTTATCAGAAACGGCATCACTGTACTTTTTCAGAATCTGTAACGGCAAGTCCAACAAGGGGATTTCAAATTCTATCTTGGTCTTCTGGCGGGCACTTTTAATCCACCATGTGCCGTCTTCCGCAAGCGACAGGTTTTCTTTTGTCAGCGAGCGCATATCCCTGTATGAAATGCCGGTGAAGCAGGAAAACAGGAACATGTCACGGACAAGGTAAAGTGTCTGCCTATGGAGCGGAGTGGTCATAAGCCGTTGCAGCTCTTCATCGGTAAGATACTTCTGCACCGCTTTCGGACGAACCGGCTCGTAACCCATGAACGGATAAACGGTAATGATACCGTCAGCGATAGCCTCACCCACGATGGTTTTCAGTTGGACGGTCAGGTTGATGACGGTTCCGGGAGCGAGATTGCGTTCGGTACGAAGGTACAGGTCGTATTTGTCGATGAAGGAGCGGTCCAATGCCGAGAAAGGAATATCCGTTAGCCTGTATTTTTCTTGCAGAAACTTCTCAATGTGCCTATAGGCATTGCGGTATGCCTGCAAACTTTTGGCTGTGCGGTTGACTCCAACTCGCTTTTCAAAGTTGTTGATGAATTGCCTGAAATAGCTCAACAGTGTTTCCTGCCCGCTTGCCATTCCAAGCAAAATGCTTTTCACTTCCTCAGCGGTCACACCGTCACGGACGGCAGACTGCTCGTTATAGATACTCAACGCCACCGCACGGATCTCATCCAGCCGGTTGTTGATTTCCTTTGCCGTCACACTCTTGCCAGACGCACGCCCCGAAGTCCATCGGGATTGCGGCACTTTCATCTTCACGCTGAATGCCGCTTCAGAGTATTTTCCGATGTTCAACTTAGCCATTACCGGACATTCGCCATTGGCATCCGCCTCGCTCTTTTTCAGGTAGAACGACACCTTTACATTTGCCTGATTCAT